AAGGTGATAGTGAGGATCATCCAACCGATGCGAATAAGTCGAATACGCAAACCATTCCAAACCATCAAGCCGAGCATGGTCAAACGCTTCACCGTCCATGTCCACAACCAACGCCTCAACAAACCTAACATTACGGTTGCCTCTGGTAGTTCCAGGGTCATACTCAACCGGAGACCACAACGCACCCGCAGCCTTGACAGCGTTCTCCTCATGCAACGACAACAGCTCTTTAAGTTGCTCCCAAGACGAAGCCAACGGCTTCGGATAAATCGACTTCACATTCCTAAACAGAACTGCCATAACCCCTCCTACCTAGAGGGTACAGGAAACCAGCGGAATGTCAAGGCTTATCTTTAAGCGTGTTTAACACCCTCTGAATAGCGTCCAGATATTGAGTGGCAATATTGCCTTTCTCTTTACGGACAGTCTGCCAAAAAAAATAACCTGAACGCCCACGATGGCGCAAGAACTGTTTTGTTCTAGGCCTAGCCTGACCACCAAACTCAGCACCAAAGAACACGTCTCCCCTGGTCACCTTGCGCTTGCGGTTTCGGTTCGGGTTGGACTTAGAAACAAACGCAGATTTTTCACTCAACTTGATAGTAGGAATACGGTCACGCCTAGCCCGCATACCCTTCATCACCTCAGTTGCCTGACGAGAACGGGTGACAGTCGCAGCCTCAGCCTTAGCCTTCTCATTCAGATTCTCAGCCACATTCTGTGCAGCTTTACGCATCTCAGTATTGAAACGCTCATCAGCCTTCGCAGCGTCACGAAGAAAACTTGCGATACCGACAATCTCAATCGCATCGTTACCACCGGTAATTGTGACTTGACCTGCTCTACCGTAAACCGCCATACAGCAAGACTACTTGTTTAGATGAATTGCCCTCCAACGCAAATAAGCAAACATCGTGAACAACATTCGAGGGTCTTCTGCCAGCAACACCGAAGGAGCGATACCTGTCTCAACGGACAGGTACGCAATCATCCAATGGGCTGACTGGTCTCCAAAGGGACGATCACAGCGTTAGCTTGGTTGCCCAACTCCAAAGTCTCAACATCGTTAATCCAAGAATCAAAATCTAAACCAGTCTTCTTCTGACGATGTTCTGAATGCCATGCGATATATGCAAGGTCAGTCAAAGTTAGTTCGGCTTCAAACTTGGCGACGCTCTTGTTGAACTTTTTTTCAAAAGCAATAAAGTCTGGGAATGTTGCCATGATGGTTCGCTTGGACTGATCCAAAGCAGAAGTCATCTCTAGTGCTATCTTCATTTTCTACCTCCGCAGGTAAGGGTTGTTAAAGAAAAGTTATGCGCCAGTACCAGTCTTAGTTACTGCACCGTCGATTGGGTAGGTAACTGAAGCAGTTGCCAAATCGCCAACAGCACCAGCAACAGGAGTCCAAGTCAACGGCAGCACATTGAATGCGTACTGTGGGTTGGTGCTTGAAGCAGATGCAGTTCCGTTTGGCTTGACTGTCACAGGTACAGCAGTACCAGCATTCCAAGCGTCGTAGAACAACTTCTCAATCGTTGGGTAATCCTGATGCAACTCAAGTGTGATTGAGTTGTCTGCAAGACCTGCGATACGGGTAACCGCACCAGACGAACCGAATGATGTTGTAGCAACTTCAGCCTTTGACAGGTTTAGTGTTACTGATGCAACATAGGACGTGATGTCGGTGTTAGCTGTGCCGAAGGTGACCGCTACGTTTGTGAGAACTTGCTTTGCCATATTGGATACTCCTGCCTTCCGGCACTCGAAGATTTACTACTGAAACTCTACACGCTCGCAGGATTGCGTATCAACTAAGCGTACACCACCACACGGAAGTCAACCATCAGATATGTCGCATCGTTGCCATCCATCGTGGAGATATTGCTGGCAGATTCAACCAGCAGATTTGACACCACTCCACCCAAAGACCGGTCAGCTTCCAACGCTGCACGAACCGAAGTCGCACCCTCATAGGACAGATACCCATCCAATGCAGTCTGGGCTGTACGTTCCGCAGACCTACCCACAACGACAGACACCACGAAGATATGGGTCACCAATCCACCACGCATCGCCCCGTTGTAGGTGATTGATTCCAACATAGGCCAAGCGAACGGAGCGTTCAGATTGTCTGGTTGCTGGGCGTAAGCCCTCAAACCTGGGATCGTGGCTAGAGCGTTAGAGATACCAGTCTTGATTTCGGTGACTGAGTAACTCATGCAAAAATCCGCATACGACGATACGGTTCAACCAACTGAGCCATATCAGGGTCAAGGTATCGAGACACACGGATAGCACCCAAGTCACCAAACCCAGCCACACCAAGTGGGGAGTCGTAGCGTTTGAAGATGCGTGAAGCCTGAATGATCGTTGCCTGTGTTACTGGCTCCGGCACCGAAGGCCAACCGAAGATTGCGGTGACCTGAACCAAAGCCTGCTCACCATAGTTAGCGTTCACCGTTGGGAATAAGTAATCGCCAACAGCACGAATCTTGTCGTAACTCCAAGTCAACCCGTCAAGGTTTCCGTTCAACGGTTCCAACTGATAATCGGAACGACTCCATGTCAAGTCAAAAGTTCCGTCAGCCTGAGTGGAACTTTTCAATGTCAACGCTGTTCCAGCGATGTCGTCAATCGAGCAGTAGAACGAATCTTCTGCTTGGAAGATTCTTGCCTCTGCTGTTCCTGACTGCCAGAAGCGACGGTTGCAATAACCATCAATCAAACGTGACGCTGCACCAACACAGTTATCAATCAAGTCGTCATCAAGGGTGTCAGCCGTTCCAATGCGGAGAGCTGCCTTAACTTGGTTGCGTGTGGCATATCCATTAGTGATTGGCATAGTGACCTGATTCTAGTTGATTGACGCTGCACCACGATACGGCACACCCTCAAGGGAATAGTTCACGAACGGATTCAACGAATACACCTGACATGAATACACATCCCACAAGCGTTGCTTCATCGCTCGAAGGTGCATCTCATACAAAGCCCAATGCGAATCACCAGGCACATAACCGTCAACCCTGTCACGCCCACCCAAAGAACCACAGTCAGCCCCAACAAGCACAATGAACTTCGCCCCCATGTGCGCTGCAAGGTGCATAGCCCCATGAATGCTCGAAGACCCGATAGTCAACTGACCTGACAACACAGGCCAATCCTTACCGTGCGGATCAAACGATGTCCCAGGTCTACCGGTACGAGTACCGAACGTGGTCAGATTCCCAGCACAACCAGCAAACACCCCATCGGTACCATGCTCACGCTCAGGAGTAAACGCCCCAATACAATCCTCACGCTTTGCCTCATGTTGAGCGTCTTCGTGATAATGGCTGAAACAGTAGTAACCCTTCAGCCCAAATACTGAGCCAACGAAGTTAACTGCGATAGTTACCTTGTCGTCAAAGAAGTCTGGTGACAGATAGTCGAGTGTTGCACCTGAGCCGAGAACATAGATGGTCTCGCCTTCATGGAGATTCTCGTAGTCGTCCATCGGGTCGTATTCTCTTAGTCCCATCCGAGTTCCCTTCGTCGTGTTAAGTCCCAATGTCCGGCATCAGGCAAACCTGATTGCCAGCGCATCGTGTGAAGCGCAGCGTTGGATGCGAAGCTCTTAGCGTTGCGTTCGTTTAGTTCTGGTGCAGAATTAATCGTAGAAGAGTTGTCGTGAACTATCTCAGCATCCGAAGTCCAGAACTGTATGTTGACCCGCTTCGCACGTTCCTCAAAATCGTTGTCCTCAAAGTAGGCGGGGACATAACACTCGCTGAACAACCCGACCTTGGCAATAACCTCAGACCCAATCCACGCACAACACCAACCAGGCTTCGCCTCAGTCAATGTCACCGAATCAGGTTTGCAATCGTTGTAGAAAACCTCTAACTGTCCTGGCTCAAAGTATGCGTCAGAGTTCAGGATTATCCAGCCGTCAGCGTGTGGGGTTGCTTTGATACCGAGGTTCCATGATGGGGCGACACCGAGGTTCGTTGGCATTGACCAGACGTGATAGTTCTTGACATGGCGACGGTCAATCACCCAAGGCCAATCATGCAACGTGGATTGCCCACCATTGTCAATGACGATGAGTGTCTCCACCGGATAGTCGATGGACTGTAGACAGCGTTCTAGTAGGTCGTACCTGTTTAGGACGGGGACGATGATGACTGGCACCATGAGGTCAACTCTTTCATGATTGGCTTCCAGTAAGCGTCAAAAACCTTGTCAGCCCGATACTGGTCAGCAAAGGCCACAGCCTCCTTGCACACGCCTCTAGGGGCTTCGTAGGCCTCAATCAGAGCCTCCACGATGGACGGCACCTGCGGGGTGCAGAACCATGACTTCTGATGAGCATCCCAGAACGGTTGAATCGCTACAGCTGACCCAACGCCAACCAGTTCAGGTTGAGCGGTGTAGTCCGAAACGATGACCCGTGTACCGCAAGCCTGAGCCTCGATAACAGGGATACCGAAACCCTCACCCATCGAGCAAGCCAACAGCACATCCGAAGCGGTGTACAACGCTGC